TCACTCCTCTCCCGAGAAGAGCTTGCTTTCGGCCTGACGCCGACGAGTCAAGCCAGGCACACGCTTGCCGCCGGCACGATCACAATCCAAGAACTCGAGAGCGGCCCCCTCGATGTCGCCCGAATTGAGCTTGTAAAGAAGCTTCGGACACCCGGTGATGACGCCATAGCTTCCCAAGTTGAAGGCCAATGAGATCAATGCAATGTACTGTCCTTTCGTCACGTCGTGATTGATGTACCGAGACAAGTCATCTGCGACTTTCCTGATGTCTGACGCAAGCCACTCGTCCGCCTGAGCATCGGAAATCGTCAGACCTTCATGAACCTCAGGGCCGGTATGGCCCACACCGATCGTCCACACGCCGGCGGAACACCGATAAGCAACCAGACGCCGGCCTTCGAAATCTTCGATGAACTGCGTCGCACACGACGCCGGCCAATCACGAAAAGCACGCTTCTCATCAATCATGGTCTTTTTCCTTTTCTACGGTTAATCCGCGTTTCGACAGCTCTTCTTCGGCGCGAGCTTCAATGCGCTCATTGAGCGTTTTGACGAGCCTACGCAGCACCGGAGGGACCGCGCCACCAAGGCCTCCGCGCTCCAGTGTCTCAATGATTGAGCCGAACTCACCTGCGGCATAGGCGCAGATGGTGATGCTTTGAAAGATTTGAAAATGGATGACGGGCGCAAAGACTTCATCAAGCCCGTGGGCAAGTGCCACGATGGCGAACATCAATGCCTTCTTCAGTACGCCCAAATAGTTTTTGTGGCTTGACCACTTGCCTTGCAGTAAAGCAACTCCGGTGCCTAGGAAAAAGTCCGCCGTTGTGAAGATGACAAGCCACCAAAGCAACGGTCCGACATCACCGAAGGCGAATGACAAGGCGCCGCCCAGCACACCGCCTGCGGTCATCATGACTCTCTCCGCTCCTTGAGGGATGAAATTTTGCAGGGTCGTCAGCATGAAAAAAGAAGAGGGGACGAGCGGATCGTCCCCTGCGTGGTTAACGATCCATTGCGAGAACCGTTCGGATGTGCTTGATGCACTCCCACGCTTCGCAGAGGTCATTGATGTCGGTGGATGTCAGGTCGTAGTGCCCGTCGCGAGCATCGTCAAGGATCTTATCGATCCTTGCCAGAAGCTCCTCTTCGGTTCGCTCGCCCTGCATCTTGCGCATATCCTTCACGTCCATGGCAATCTCCTTAATCGACCGCAAATTTCTTTGCGATTTCAAGGAGCGCGTCGATGTCCGCCTTGTCCATGATGTAGCCGCTAAGCTCCACCTTGCCGCCGGCTTTCTCAAGCGCAGCGGAGGCGGCCGCGGTTGCACGGTCCAGATCCACCTTGCCTTCTTCCGTCACGATGCCGAGCATCTTGAGCGTCGGCATGTACTGATCGACGCGAGCCGCTACGGCATCACGAATATAAGGCGAGACAAATCCGATGCCGAACTTCATGAGTCCCGTAGGCGCCTTGGGCATGACCACGGTGGTGACAAACTCCGCAACGATCGTCGGGATATGGCTGACTTCAACGAACATCTAGCGCTCCTACTGGTTACTGAGCCGTGGCCGTGCGAGCCGGATTGGATACCGTTACCTGCGTCGCACCTGCGGGACTCACCCACTCGTTATAACGCGGCATCGGCTGCGGGCAGATTGCACTGAACGGCACAACTTCCTTCGTGATGGCGTTAACGCGAGCCTTGATGGAACCGACTTCAGCCGAAAGGTTGCTGAGACCGCAGGCGCAATCGGATGCCACGCGATCAATCTTCTGCGTGATGATCTGTTCGCGCAGCTGAGCCTTTTCAGCTTCGCACTTCTGCTGTGCTTCGAGCACCGCCACGCGTTCGCGATTGGCCGCGGACTCCTGCGCAATTGGCGTGATGTAGGCATACATCTCGTCTCGAAGCGTCTTGTTGTCAGCAAGCGTCTGCTTGTAGACTGCCGCGTCCTGATTGTCGCTGTAGCGCATGGCCGTCAGTTCCGCGATCTTTGCGTCCTTTTCGGCGAGAGCGTTAAGCGCCTGGCCAAGCTGAGCGTTCTGACAACCGCCGCCCAACAGACCGCCGAGAAGGCCGCCACCGTTCCCGTTGGCGTTGAGAAGCCCCAAAGCAGTACCGGCGATACCGAGTCCAAGGCCGCTTCCTGCGACACCCTTGCTTGCGAATTCACCCATGGCAAATCCTCCATTCAAATTGCACGAAGCGTCGGCTCGAAAAGAGCTTCCTCCCCTCGTGCAAACCCAGTATCTCGCACATCAGAACTCACACGCGCACACAAAAAGCTCCCCCGAGCTTTCACCCGAGGGAGTCGTTGTTGATTTGTTTGTAGATGGGCTACGTGCTCGCCTTCGCAGGAATGAAGCCTGCGTAGACACCCAGTTCACCCTTCGCCGCTATTTGTACGGTTTCTCCTTTTCTTACGGGGACCGTCACTTTTGCTATGCCGTATGAGTGAACCGAAGTAGAGCCAGTCGTACACGACACCTCTGCCACACCCCCGCCCGCCTCACCCGCGTGAGTCTCGCCACTAACGAAAACAAACCCATCAGCAGGAGCAACGTACTCGTTCCACCATTGCTCGGCGACAACAGGGATATCGATCTTTTGACTGGACGGGAAGGCGTTCATTGCCGATGCCTTGCCGAATGCTCGGAGGAGATCCTTATTCATAAGAAGCACCTCCGAAGCAAACGTTAAGAGCCGATGTATGGGTAAAAGCGGATGTGCGCCTTAATGTTCTGAGCGGCTCCATCAATCCCTGTGTACCAGTGAATCGTTTCGCCCTTTCGGCAAGGAGTCTCAAGAACCGGCCACATCTGCCCGTAGCTCTCAACGAACCCACAGTCGAACTGATCTCGTCGAACCGTGAGGTTGTAGTAGGCGTAGCCTTCAGCGGGTTCACACTGAATAACGAACACGCCGTCGCTCGGAGGGACGTAACTATTTGCATTGACGTTCTCATATCCCGTCGGGAAGGAGAGATCTGTTGCAATATAGCGCCCTGCGACGACGCTCTTGTGCGATCCGCGATAGGCGTCAAGACACGAGCTAAGCAGTTTCTTAAGCATGGCACAACCCTCCAAAAGAGCTGTGCCACAGGGCTTTTAGCCCCCCTACAAGCTTAAGCATCTCAACTGTTATGTTGGTCAACCGCGCCCCATAGCATGCTACTTTTTCGCCTTTCGTGCCCTTGCAGTTTATCGAGACGGCCTCTCCGCTCGGAGACGCGCCAGTTGCACCACCGCTCAAGATAGCGGCACGAAGTTGATCCTTGATACTCATGCCGCTACCTCCATGCGAGCGTTGTTACTGGCTACCGAGAGAAGGAACGAAGTAGGCCTCCCCTCGCTTGAACCCGCCCCCCAAAATGCGTAGTAAAGCTTCTGGCCACGGGTACAAGGTATCGTCGCTTTCCCCCACGAGGCGGCGGCGTTCGATGAAAGCTGCTGTAAGGAGTAATCGATACGGAGCTCCACCGTAACGCTAGCGGAGCCCTCAGCCCATACGGTGACATAGCCGTCTGCGGGCGCGATGTATTGGTGAGTCCCTTCGACTGTCGATGGGCCGACAGTCTCGATGACGACGGTGCGTTGTGCAGATGGGAAAGCCAGTCTGCTGCTTGCTTTACCGAAGTTTCGGAGGCAGTCTTTAAGCGCAGGCATAGACCACCTCCTTTCTCGAAAATAGCTGAGAGAGTAGGGCAGTTAACCCCCCGATAGCTTTAACGAACCGCAGCCAACCGACCGCGTCAGTAGATTCTACGGTGATGTTCACGCTATCCCCCTTTCTTCCGTAGATATACAAAGTCGAGAATGATTCGCCGGCATTGCTTCGACTCTGTGCAGCCAGACCGTTGCATTCAAGCCCCGTCCAAACATTCAGCGGAGTACGAGCACACAAGCCAACGTAGCCAGTTTCAGGAAGCACGTACTTAACCGTTCCTGCTTTTGCGACCCCTATCAGGTCGACCGCATTACCACCTGCTACAGGAGCAACAGAACCAAGCCGAAGCGTCTCCGCCCTGAGCAAGTCCTTCACAGTTGCCATCAGAACCCCCTGTACATGGTTGCCTGCGCGGCACGAGCATCAGCCTTCTGGCCGCACTCATATGCGATGCAAGCGGGAATCGTCGGATACTCGACGAAAGGAAAGCCCGCGACCGTCGGCAGGTCACGAAGAGCCTCACGATACGCCAGCACGTCTGCACGCTCCTCATCAGTCAGAGCCTCACGAGAAGCCTTCGCAGACTTCTTGACCGTCATGTCCTGCATCTTGATGTAGTCGTCCGTGTCAGAGAGGCGAGCATTGCGCTCGGCTCGAACTTCGGCTGCATATCGCTCGGTGACAAACGTGTCGTCATTCTCGGGCAGAGAAGCGGCGGCGTAGTAACCGCCATCAGCAGAGCGGAAGAGTTCACCCGGACGTTCCTTCGCAGTCACCCACGTCAGCACACGACCATCAATCTCTTCGTCCTTGCACTCATACCCATTGGCACGAGCCCACTCAAGATCGAGCGGATCAACGAAGCAATGGACAAACGAACTATTAGAGTGCGCCGCCACTTTGCCATTGCGATCCATCACCACAAAGCCGCCCACAGGCGAGGCCATGGCCTCATTCAGATACTCGGCCTTCACTTCAGATAACGTTTTCACGCTTCCTCCTTATGCGGGAACCTGCCCGCCGAATTCGACAATCAATTCCTTGAGAGCAGTCTCAAACTCGGACGTATCAACCTTCTGTGCGAGGCCCGCGGTGTAGGTCGACCTATCCACCTTCTGTGCGAGGCCCGCGGTGAGATCGGCAACCATAGCCACCTCAAAGCCTCCGGGCGTAGATCCGTCCATCAGGTGAATCTTCCACTTGGACGTATCCACCACGAGCTGTTTCGGAATGCCTGTGTAGACCTTGACTTTCTCTGTCGTATCGCCCATCTGGGCGAATCGCGTCGGTTTCGTAGCCATTACGTCGTGCTCCCTAAATCAATGTCGCCCTCAAAGTCGGCGATCGTTATCTTGTCCTTGGCGGACAGTGCACCCAGCGTAGGCTTGCCGGTGATGCCCGCCCACGTCGTAGTGCCAGCGGGCCCCGTCGGGCCTCGTTCACCTTGGGTGCCCTGATCGCCCTTCGGCCCCTTGATGTCGCCGCAGTCGACCCACGCACTCCCGCTCCACGAGTAGAGGCGCGAGCCAACCATGTAGGCGTCGCCGAGCGTTCCGGCCGGGTGCTGCTCCTGCAGCTCTTCGAGGGACGGAAAGCTGCCCTTGATCGCAAGTGCTGCGCCGGTTTCGCCCTTCGGCCCCTGCGGGCCCCGGACGTTTGCAAGCCTCGCCCCGACCGTGAACGTGCTTGCCGCGAGCGACGCGATCTGGAAGACCTCCCCTTCGGGATCAATCACCGTGTCGCCGACCTTCACGTTGGTAGAAGGCGTGAGCGTGGCGAGCGCGGCCGTGCCGTTGGCACTCATGTTTGCCGATGTCAGGCGTACTGCGAACGCGGCTACCTTGGCGGACTGTGCAGCGGCCTGAGCGGACGTTGCGGCCTCACTGGCCTTCGTGCCTGCCTCCGTCGCCTTGGTCGTCGCAGTGGCTGCCGCGGTCTCGGACTTTTTCGCCTGCGTCTCTGCATACGTTGCATAGTGGAGCGCTGAGTAGAGGCCGCCGTCGACAGCCGCCCCCGTCTTGCTTGCCCATGCCTTTGCGGTCGTCGAGGCTGTATCGGCTCCTGCCTTCGCAGTCTCGGCCGCCTTCTGCGCGCTCGATGCGGCGGTAGCCGACTTGGCTGCGGCATCGGCCTGCGCCTTTGCGTTGGCCGTTTGAGCAGCGCCGGCTGCGTTGACGGCGGCAACCTGTGTCGTGCCCGCAGCGTTCACCTTCGACACGTTTGACGTGCCAGCACTCGCCACCAAGCCGACCTGCCTGGTTCCTTCGGCCGCCACGGCGGACTTCTGCGAGGAGCCTTCCTGCGTGATCTGGTTGACAGCAGTGGAGCCCGCGTCCTGCACAGCAGTCACCTGCGTGCCGCCCTCCGACCGGACGCTCCTCACACCCGCCGCAGTCGCGTCCTTCACCTCCTGTAGGAGCCCTCCAGTGGAGCTTTCAGACTGCGCGGCCTTCTCGGCGTAGTACTTCGCACCATAGAGCTCGCTCTCCACCGGAGCCGTCGTCTGCGTGGCCCACTTCTTTGCGAGAGCATTACTTGCATCAGCGCCGGCCCTCGCCTCGAGCGCGGATGCTTTGGCGGCCTCTGCACTCTTCTGCGCCGCTTCGGATAGACGGACGTTTTCGGTAGTCGTCTCAACGGCATTCACAGCCGTCTCAAGATCGCCGCGATCAATAGCGCCGGCCACCTTGTTCACGTCCTCGATGTTGATCGCCACCGTGTGGATGTTGCCGTTGACCACTTCGATGTCGCCAACGATCTCATCTGTCGTGGAGCCGCAGTCCCAGTCGCCGTCGCCTACTACCTTGCCAACAAGGTCGGTCGCCACAGTCTCAACGTAGGGCATGCCGCCGGATACCTTCACGACATCCTCGATCTTCTCTGCCACTTTGGAGACTTCGTAGGCCTTGCCGGCAACCTCGACGACTTCATCCTTGATGCCGGCGACGGTCTTCACGTCCTCAATAGCTGTACCCGTCGCCACCACCGGCACGATGTTGCCGGCCACGGTCTTGATCTCGTCCTTGACCGGGACGATGATGGTGGCAGCTTCGGCGTAGGCCTTCGTCTGCCCCTCGGATTTCTTCGCCTCTTCGGCGGACCGCTGGGCGGCATCAGCGAACTGTCGGGCGTCGTCTTGGGCGGCGAGGAGCTTTTCGATCATTTCCTCGGGCGTCGTCGAGGACGTAGCCGGGACCTTAAGCGTGCGCCCTGTCTGCTCGACGAGTTGCTGAATCTGAACAACGATGCGGTCTAGGCCCTCATTGATGATCTCGGGAGGAAATCTAGAGTAGTTGGTGAGCTGAGTTTCCTGCGTGTATGCGAGAGCGGAGCCGATGACGAGAATCTGGCCTGCCGCGAGGCCATTCGTGAGCGTGACTGAGCCGCCAGGCGCAGCATCCTGATCCGAATTCATGGTCACGGAGTAGTCCGTGCCGTAGGACAAATTCACTGCGGCCTCAAGATCAGAGAAGGAAGTCGCAACGTAGACATCCGTCTCCTCGAAGATCTTGAAGCTGAAAGAGAAAGTTTTGAGGCCTGCGCCAGTGTAAGGCCCAGCGAGGCGCTTGACGTAGTCAATCATGAGAACGGCTCCAATTGGAGCCATTCTGGATGACGAAAGTCGCGGAGTGCGCAGGGCTACTCAGGAGCATTCGCCACGCGAGGCATGCGCTTTGGCACAATCTCTGTCGGAGCCCACCAGTACTCCTGCCCGGTGTGCTTCGGGCCCCACGATTCGATGCGCGCGAGGTAGCCAGGAGACGATGCTTCCATCATGTCGTTGTAGACCGCGCGGTCGATGATGCCCTTCAGATACCAGAGGTTCACAAACGGCATATGCGAACGCGCGAAGCGCAGCGCCTTCGCATCAGACTTGGTTTGCCGGTTGTAGAGGCCATTGGCCAGACTGCCGCGCCAGTCGTTGTAGTAACTCTTGCCCACGTCCCATGCATCGAGCACAGTGCCCGTCACGGGGCCCATGAATTTGAGCCAGTTTGGCGAGCCGTAGGTGTTCTCCCCGTCCATGCCGGCAACGATGAGATCAGCCAGGAAGCCCGCACCGCCGCCAACAGACATTGCCTGCATCCAGTAGTCCGCAGAAGTTGGATCTTGCAAATCCCGGCCGGAAGCCAGCGCGCGAAGCTGAACGGAGATTGCCCCGGCCATCGTCGTTGTTGTGAAGATCAGAGCTGCGTACTTTGCGCGGGAGACGCTGCCTTCTGTCTGAGCGATGTCAGACATGCGCTCAAGGTGCCGCCGCATGAAGCCAATAGGAAAGGACTTGAAGAGGAGCAGGCCTCTCACGGCTTCGCCGGCAAAGGTGCCTCTCGGCCCAGCGATATTGCTGAGCGCCCGTGTGCCCAGATCAGGAGCAAGGGAAGCAAGGCCCGATTCCTCTCTCAGCACGGCCAGGTAAGACGTGACCGCATGCTCCATATCGCGAGCCGTTGGAGCTCCATTCGGGACGAGCTTGACGAGCCGCTGCTTATCCGTGCTGAGCGCGTCTATATCCACATTGCGAATGTCCTCTCGCGTCAGGAAACCTGCGCCGCGAATCTTGTAGGGCTTCGCCTCCTGCCAGAGAATCCAGTCCATCTCATTGACGCCGCAGCGTTCAAAAACGCGCCGCTGATACGGCGTCAGATTGCTCCAGTCTGTCTTGACGAGCCAGGACATCATGCCCATGTAGTTAATCATCTCTGCCCGGCGCACGCCATTCGTGAAGGCATCAAGGAGCGAATATTTCATCGTCGCGGACGCGAGCTTGCCCGTCCATCCGCTGCCGACATTCTGAAGCCCCCAGCGCGAGCAGGCCGATGAGAGCGCATCGGCCATGATGCCGCCGCGGACGGCAAGGTCACGCGCCTCGGAGCCCCAAGCCGCAATGAGATTCCTTGTCGCCGTCCAAGCAGGGATGCCCATCAGGCGAGCCGTCGAATAGTAGGTCGGAATGTCGGAGACAGAAGAAAGGAAGGTTGATCCGAGCTTGGTAGCCACCTCGAGATTGCGCATACCGCCGGAGATGTCGGCCAGCGCCGCCCGGGAGGCGTCAACAGAGGCCGCACTGCCATTGAGCACGCTCCATTCGGTATCAATGTAGTGCTCGCTCAGGCCGGCTTTCATGGTCTGGACAATGCCCGGCCGCCCCTGCATCTTCGCATTGATCTGATCCGCCTCAGCCTTGGCCATGCGCTTCATTGCCGCGTAGGTTGCATTAGGGTTCGGGCCCAGTGACCTCATGAGCTCAGCATCCTTGGCAGAGCGCCTGAGCGAACCTCTCATCAGATCAAAGACCGTGCCTTGCCCAAAGGTTCGTTGATACTGAAGCCAGCTGCTCGCGTCCTTGAAATGGAGCCCTCGGTGCAAGTCGCCTCGGTTCGCACGGGATGCCGACGGCCCGGCCACAGTCGAAACCTCGAAGTCACTATTTGCGCCGTCTGAGCAAATCGTGTCAAAGGCACGCCCCAGCATCTCGATGAAGTCCTGATCCGACATGGGATCACCATTCAGATCAATGTACTTTGAGCGGTCAATCAGAGGCTCTATGAATTGCACCCAGGCCGCGCGGTTCGCGTCGTAGGATGATGGTGCATCTCGTATCCAGCGCTCAACGTCATTTGCGAAGCGCCTGAGCTTGCCTTGACCGGCCAGAACCTCAACCGCATGAGACATCAGCCTCGTGTCGTGAGTCTGCGGTATGTAATGGTCAAGCTTGACGATGTTGCCGCCCTCAGCGTTATAGCGGTCAATGCCGGCATCGTCCTGCCGTTTCCATTCGGCAGCAACGTACTTTGCAATCTGACTGCCTGAATCTTCTCCGAAGACCTCTTTTGTCACGGCCTCCTCGAAATTCAGATCCGTGAAGAGCCCGGTGATGCCTTTCTGTTTGCCGTCAATCGCAACGAGAAAGTCATTGTCTGCCTCAGACTGAGCGCCGATCACGCGACGGTCAATCTCACTGAGCACCTGCCCGGCCGCAGAGTATCCGTGATAGCCGCGCTTGCGCTGAAAGGCCAGCGAACGTTCGACATTCGCCTGAGCGAGCACGGACAAGTAAGCACGCTGTCGGATCTTCTTTGCCTCAGCCTTGAGCGTCTCCTGATAGAGCTTCGTCGCAGCGTCAACACGCTGCTGATGCGACATCCCCCGCCATGCGTCTGGATCAGCCGCCCGAGCGCGGAGCATGCCCGCCCGGATGCCGGCCAGAATCTCATGCCCCTCACTCGGCGTGATTTCGCGCCCCAGCGCGAGAGACGTGCGCTGAAGGCACTCTTTGCGCATCTGAATTTGCTGGACGTTCGCCATCATCAGACTCCATTGTTGACCAGTGCGCAGATCTCAGCGACAGGCAACGCCTTGTACGCCATGTCCTCGACCTGCTTGGCGTGTTCTTCTTCCCGAGCCAGGAGCTCAGCAGCGGTGATCGTCGTCCCTTGGTCATCGAGCTGGACGCGCATGTCCGGGTTGTCCTGCAATACCATCTGCACCCGCGCGCGCTCTCCCGTCATCTCCGCATCGCTAGAGGCAAAGAGGTCAAGCGACTCCTGCACAATCTTGGCCTCGCGAGCCTCCTCGACCTTCTCGACCACACGCGCCGCTTCGTCCGCAGTGGCGATCGGCTCGCCCAGCTCGTCCATGAATGAAGCCTGCTGCGGAGTCGCCTCAGGCTCATTGAAGAGGCCAAGCGAATCCTGCGGAGCGGGTTCATCGCCACCAAACAGATCGGGAGAGGCATCCTGCGCAGCGGCATTCTGCTCAGGAACAGTAGCGCCGGTGTTGACAGGCGCATCGGGTTCGCTGATACTGTTCTCAGATGAAGGCTGTTGTGGCCCAGTCAAGCCTCGGGTGCGCGGTTCGGCAGACGTGCCGGACTGTAGGCGACTAGTATGGTTCTTGTCCCACAGCAGCCTTCTGTCTTTCAAATAGCGATCTTTAGCTACAGCGGCCACGCTCCCCACACGATATATGCCCGAAACCTCTTGAAATTCGTTGTAGAGAATTCCTTTTCTCAAAACGCCATTCTCGTTGAGTGTTATCGGGCGCACCAGAACGATCTGCCCTTCCTTCACACCCGCGTAAATCTGAGTGTAGTTGCGAGCAATATCTACAATCGCCTGAGAAACTGTTTCGTATCCAGCTTTCTCAAGGTCAGCCAGATGTCGCTCCAAATGACCGTTGTTAAGCGTTTCCTCTTGCAGACGAACTGGCAGGGGCTTCACGCCAGCGATGCCTTCTGGCAAAACGGTCAAATTCGGGTCGCCATTGATGCCTAAGACACGATGAACTTTCCCGTCCGGAGTGCGTGCAACCTCGATAAGTTCCATTCGCGGAACCGGCTCAATCGGCACACCCGTGAAGGTTTCTGTCGCAGCGTGCGCGAGCTCCGGCCCCGACTTGATCTGCTCAGTCCTGTCGGCCTTGGCAACTCCTGAGAGCGTGCTCATATCCTTGAAGGCGCGCTCGTTGACCTCCACACCCGTGATCCGGCCGAACTCGCGAGCCATGTCCACGCGCGTGAGTTCGGGCGGAGGTCCGAACATGCCCTCACCCTGAGCAATGCTGTCAAGGTTCGCCCGTGCGAATTCCGTGAGCTGAGTGAAGGCGTCCACGATGCCGCGCACGCCGCCTTTCTCGCGTTCGTTCTTTGCGAGGAAGTCAAGGAACAGCTGCGCCTCAGCGGAGCGATCCAGCGATGACTGCGCAGCCAGCTCAGCGAGATTCACCTTCTGGCCGGATGCGCGCATGCTCTGGAACTCATTGAGCACCTCAGCAATGGCCGGCCGGAAATCTGCTGCGCCGCCGCCCTCAAGCGAGAGCACGCGCGGAGCCAGCGTCCTCAGCGCCCTCAAGAGCTGAGCCACGCCAGGCGTCGCGTTCGAGCTGTCAAGCAGGGACGTGAGGCCGGGAGCTTTATAGGCCGCCTGGAAGATAGCTCGATCCAAGCGCTGCGCAGCGGCATCAGTCGGCACACCGTTGACAATCAGCTGCCCGCGCTCAGCTTCTGGAAGCAGCGCGACAAACTGCCGAATGCTTTCCGGAGAAACATTGCCGTCCTCAGTGAAGGCCAGCTGAGAGAGGTCAATGCGTGTGCTGTCCTGAATGGCCGTCTCAAGGTAATTGAGCTCGGCCGTCGTGCGCTGATTCGAGCGGTCTCCAATGTCGGCCGGCAGATCACTCTCGCGCACCAGGCGCACGAGGATCGGCTTGCTCATGCTGCGGATCACGTCAGGTGAGATGCCGTGCGCCGGGTCGGCCTCGAACTCCGCCCGGTAGCGGTCAGCCGTGCCGCGCACATAGGCCTCGCCCAGAGCGGTCACGCGCCCGTTGCCGGCAATCGCTTTCGGGACGAGCTCATCAGTCTGAGCGCCGTAGAGCAGGTTCGGCGTGCCGTCAATGGCATTCGACGTGAGCACCGTGTCCGCATCGACCACGGCATATTGCACCTGATAGCGTTCACCCTTGGCGTCAACCATGACCGAGAGCCGCCCGCGCTGAGCTTCCGGAATTGAGCTTGAATCCGTGACGACGGGAGCGCCCTCACTGAGCAGATGCGAAGTCGCGACGCGGAGATAGTCCGGATCGGCCGCAATGGCGTTCATCTGACTGACAGATTCTTTGGAAGATCTGTCACGGTTCTGGATGACTGCGCCCTCAGAGGCTGCGAGCTTGGAAAGCCGCTCAAGCGATGCCTTTCGAATCGCCTCAATCTTCTCTGGATCCACCGCCTCAGGCGAAACCTTCACCGGCTTTTTCTCGCGAATCTGCCGGTCAGCCGTTGACTGAGCTTTCCGCGCGCGCTCTACCGCAGCGCCGTTCGTCTGATCCACCGGGAGATTCGCAGTGTTGGCCGTCTCCTGCGCCCGGATGCGCGCCGCGTCCTCGACCTCCACATCCTTGACCTGCGGCCCATTGCCGCCGTTAGTGACGTAGGTTGCAGGCTCACTTGTCGCAGGAGCAGATTCACCGGCCGCGACAGTCTCCGCTGACGCAGAAGCACCGCCCGGCCTGCGCAGCGCGGGAACCGTACCGGCAGCGCCGCCCAGCACCACGCCCAGCGCGAGATTCAGCGGATCAGTTGGATCGTACTGCTCAGCCGCTTTCGAGTAATCTGCCTGCCGGAGAATCGTCTGAATTGTGGCCTGCTCATTGACGTTGGAGAATCCGCCAAGCGCTGCGCCCGTACCCGCGCCGGTTGCGAGTCTGACACCCGTTCTCGTCGAATTCGCAACGAATGCACCCGGAACAGCCGCCCAGAAAGCGTTAGAGATGCCCGAGAAGACGCCTGCCTTTTGCGCGGTTGACTTGTCTACGCCCTCCTCAAGCAGGTGCTGCGTCTCACCCACGCCGAATGTCGTTCCCACTAAGACCGCAGTCGTTGCGACATTGCCCCAGCCCGGAAAGAGGCTTCCCACCGTCTGCGCGAGTCCGTATTTAGTGAGGCCGTTCGTCAGGCCATGAACAATCTGCGCTGCTTTCGAGCTTCTGAAGGGATCAGGCGAATACTCATCCCGTGCATAGCGCCTGTCACGCTCAGCCTGAGCCTCGAGGCGCGCCCGGTAGTCCTCATCCAGCAGCGGCAATCCTGAGACTGCATACTCGAACGCCGAGCGCATCTCATACGCTCCGGACATGAAGCCCTGCCCAACGGCAGAGAACACGTCCGACGAGAAGACCGGCCGCCCGTCATTCTCCTGAGCCTGAGCCGTCTGAGCATCAGTCTGCGCAGGGGACTCTCCCTCTGGCGGCTGAGGAGGAACTATCTTTGCCGGGGCTTCCGGCGTCGGCTGATAGCCGTATTCACGCTGAAAGATCATTCGCCCCACACCTTGATTTCAAAGGGCTGCTTGTTCTTGTAGAACAGGATTGAATCGCCCCATATGACGTTGAAAGTGTTCTCAGCACCATTCACGGCCGGAACAAGCGTTGCCGTTGCGAGATGCTTGTCAAGTTCCGGCCCAGTGAGCGGATCACCCATCGCCGTGTAGGCAACCGGCGTCGGTATGTCGTGCATGCTCGTTCGCATGCGCTTGACGGCCGTCTCAGCATCGGAGAGATCCAGGCCGCCCTTGAGCGCAATCTTCCTGCCCTGATACTCGTAGATATCGCCGACGACGAGCTGCAATGCCCTCGCTATATGAGTGGTGCTCCCCACTGCGCCGTCTTTGCGTGCCAGCCCGGCAGCCACTTTCGTCACTGAATCGATGATTGCATCTCGAACCTGAGGCGCGTCATACAGACCATTGAGATCTTTCGGTACGTAGTAGCTCACACCGAGCTGCGGAGAAGTAATCATTGCCATCGCCGAATCCTTCTCGGCAATCGCCTGCTTCCCGGTCAGGTAAAGCTCAGGCACATCCGCCTGAGTGGGTGTGTTTGAATCCTTATCCGCAGGTTTCTTGTCTTCAGCCGGATTCTCGATAGACAGGAGAAAGACGTTGCGCCAATCGTCGCCCAGCTGAGCGCCGAGCGTGCTTTCACCATCCGGCCCGACTGAAGCAGCCAGCCGCCTGAGCATCGTCACCTGCTGCGCCGGAGGCAGTCCCTCGAGCATCGTCTTGAGTTCAGACACCTCACTCTTGCGCAGGAGCACTGGAGCCACGCCGTAGTCGTTCGCAATTGTGCCCATCTCTCGCGCACGCGCGCCCAGCTCATCAAAGGCCGCCGGTTTTGTCCAGTCAGTGATTGGCGCGAGCTGATATTTCTGATCCTGAATGGCCGTGCCCAGAGGATCTTTCCTGCGCTCTGCCTTGACCTCATCCCTGGCTTTCTTCGCGGCCTCGTAGCCCTTGGCCTCTTCTGCGTAGGAAGCTGACCCCCAAACAGGTTTCAGATTCTCGACAGCGGCATCCATGTCCGCATCTGACAGGCTGCGGAAGGAGAAGATGCTTTCGGCAGCCTTTCGTTTTATCTCGTAGTCTGAGAAGAGCTCTTCGCCGCGCTTGTCGCCATAGGTAGCGATAAAGGCATCTCGCGAAATCGGATTCGGATCAGTACCCTCCTGCTCCGTCAGTGCGAGCGAGTTTTCCATCTCGCGCTTGAGGTTGCCCTGCCGCTCGGCAGTCTCTCTCGCGACGAAAGCCCCGGCCATGGACATGATCTCAAGCTTGCGAGGCGTAGAGAGGCCATCAACGAGCGGGATGCCGGTTGAAGTTTTCGGATTGACGCGCCCTTTACCGACAAGGCCAGGAGCCTGCTGCGCCACCTGATAGGCGAGCTGCCGCTTGCTTGACGCCCAGAGCGAATTGTCTACAGCATCCCAAGCCTTGGCGCTCATATGCTCACGCTCGTCACGGCTCGCAGCGAACGCCCCGACCGGATCATCGTTCGCCCACTGCTGAAAGCGCTGCGCCATGAAGGCGTCATAGAGCTGAGCCACTCCCTGCCGCCGCGTGTCCTCATCGTAGCCTGCAATCTGCGCCTGATAGTCATGCTCCTGCACAATGGAAAGCCACGTCTTGGCAAGGTAGTCCTTGTCTGAGTAGTGCTGCGCCGCGTCATCCATCAGCGCCTTCTGCCGGGACTGAGATGAGGTCAGGTGCCACTGATCTGTCTGCGCCTGATTCCACCGCATCATCTGCCCGCGCGCAGTCTGAAAGCGATCCTGGATGCGGCTTTCGACCGCCGCCCGGACATCAGGCGTGAGCTTGTCAAGGATGCCCTGCGCACCCTTCTGAATCCACTCGACTGTCGGCGTGAAGGCGTCTACAGCATTCTTCTCGCGCTGAGCCATGTAGCCCGTCTCAGGCGCATAGAGCGCATTCTGGACAACCTGCATGAATTTCGTCTCAGCCTCATCGCTTTCGGCCTTGACGCTGCGCGCGTGCTCAGTCTCGAGAATCTTGCCCACAGCCTGAGCACCGTAGGCCAGCGGCCGGATTGCCGCCTGGAAGGTTGACTCATAGTCCACTGTCGGACGCGGAGCATCTATCACCATCCGCCCAGTGCGCCCGCTGTCAGGCACCTGAGGAATGCCGCCCTGGAAAGTCGGAACCATCGGCATGCTGATCTTTCCTCCTTACATCCGGCCGTAGCGTGATGCGCCGGCAAAGTTGCCCCAGCCCGTATCCCCGAAGCCGTAGCCGTACTGCTTCGCCCCGGCATAGTTCGTCCACTTGCCGCCCGCTGAGAAGTTCTTGTCAGTGCTGAGCGGATTTGAGCTCAGCCCCTGATAGACGCCGAGCGCCGCCTGCATGTAGTTCGCCGCGGAGTACTGCGAAGCCCCCATGAGCGTCGCGCCGGCCGTGAGCCACGCACTCTGCTTTGAGGCTTCAGCCATGAGCGCCTGTCCCTCGAAGCCAGCAGCCTGCATTCGGTAGCCCCAGGCGTTATTGAGCGCATTCGACTTGATCTGATTGACATCGATCTCTTTGACAATGTCGGTCGAAGCCTGGAGCTCAGCAGCGGAACCCTCACCCACGGCAATGCCGTTCGCAGCCAGCGCCGCCCGCTGAGAGCCCTTGACGCGCCCGGCCGCCATCGTCGTTTTCTGAATGTCTTTCTCGCTTGCCCGCAGCGTTGCCTCGTATTGGCGCATCATCGTCTGCGCATTGATGCGCGCGATGTTCGCTTGCGACTGAGCAATGGCGTTTTTGGTCTTTTGCAGGCCGAAGGAGCCGAACGCGCTGATGGTGTTCGCCACACCGCTCGCGATCAGTCCGCCCCAGCTCGCGCCGAAAGAAGTTGATGCTGATGAAGCAGCCATAGAAAAGCCTCCGAATCAGCTCATTGTCTGAGACGGAGGCTGCGGAATGCGCAGGGGTGCTGAAGCGGTCAGACCATCTCAACCTGCGCCGTCATCGAGATTACCCGCAGCGTCAGAGGATCATCCTGCCGGATGCACACCTGCCCGCCCGCGCCCCACTGCGGGAAGACCGCGAAGCCGAACTCGTCCGTAATCGGAGAAGGCGGAGATCCGGCAAACTCAGTGCTGCGCGCCGGGTAGGCCGCAAGCTGATCTGTCGAAGGGCCAGCCTTCAGCCCGGAAGAATCCACCACACGGAAGAAGACTTTTCGGACGTTCTTCTGATGCCCGGAGCCGTAGGAGCCGTCCTGAAGCGCGACAGCCACCGGAAGAGTCTTCAGATCACCCACATAGGGCAGGCCGATATGCACCTTGGAGGCCGGCTGCGCGAGCGTGATCTTGCCCCCAGTGACCACCTGTTTCGGTTCAACTGAGCCGTCAGCAAGGATGCAGACCTCTCTGCCCTCAAGCCACGTGAGCCCGCTGATCTCGGTTTTCGGCTCGCCCGAGTAAGTGCCCGAGCAATCCATGAAGATCGAGTCCTCGAGTTTGGTGAACTGCCGCTCATGCATGCGCTCGACAAAGCGCTTCTCGACGCCGTTGATGGTGCGCCGGATGACGCAGTAAAGAATGTCCTCGTCACCCTCAGCTACAACTGCGCAGGACTCAAAGACGCCGTCAGTCGTGATCCGGGAGAAAGCGCCCACCTGCTGCTCAGGAACGTAGGTCAAGGCCAGCAAGTCGCCCGACGAGCTCACAGCCCACACAATCGGCCACGGAGCTTTCGAGTAGGCCAGATCCTTGATGGTGAGATTGTCAAAAAGGTGCGGACACCTCAGGCACACATCTGCCGTGATGAAGCCGCCCGCCTCATAGTTGTAGCCCAGCTCGCGAAGATGACCGCCGCGCTCAGCCGCATAGAGCATCTGAGAATTGATGACCAGAGGCTGCACACCATTCGCGCCCACGTAGGACTGCGGACGCACCGACATTGAGGACGGTGTGATTGCATCTGAGTTCAGCGGAGACACGCGCCACTCCGCCGCGCCGGTCAGGAGAATCAGCTGCTGGAGCGGGACGATATGCCGGATGCGGTTCGCCTCACGCGCCGCAACACGCACGGAAATCCTGTCATCATCCTGCACCGGAAGGCTGTAGCTCATATCCGACTCAGTGCCCGACTTTGTCGCCCAGAGATTGCTTGGACGCTGATAGGTGCCGCCAAACCACCGCCGCTGCTCGAAGTACGAGACCGCGCCCGGATAGTCGCCCGCAGAGCCCACATGAGCCGTCGCACTCGCGCCCGAGCCGCCCGTGCCCTGCGGATCAATCACCACCGTCGGAGACGAGTACCCGCTGCCCGGCTTCACTACCCGAATCGAAGTGATCCGGCCATTGCTGACCACTGGAGCCAGCTCAGCGCCGGAACCGGTCGAATCGCGGACGTAGACATTGACGCCATAATTGTCCACGGCCAGCGTGTATTCATAGCGCAGAGCTTCGTTGTATCTGCTAACAAGAATGCCCTGATTGAGATAAACGCGAACAACAGGCTGAGAATAATTTGAGCCAGCCGCAGTGACTCGAACACCTTTGAGCGTAATTATCGTGGACGAATAGTAATAAACCGTGTCGCTATCACCTTCAGAAACAGTCTCTTTATAGCGGTCATTACTCACTTCAAAATCGAGCTCATATCCTGCCCCGCTGCCGCCCCCGCTAATATCAACCAGTTCAATGAATTCCTTCGCAGATTCTTTCAATGAATTTGCCGACGGATAATCAGGATATCCAAACTGTGATTCCGATCTTTTTCCCCAATATGGTTCACTTTGTGCAAAAGCAGTCGGTTCTTTGCTATATGGCAGTTTCTTGAAAGTCTCGAGCGGCATGCCAACATATGCCACAGCCCCCGCCGATGCGAGCGTGCCTTTTGACACGTACTGACCAGTCTTCACACCTTTGGGCGCATAGGTGTACCCGCTGCCCTGATTGTTGACCGTCACGCTCGTGATGCCCCGTTGCTGATTGAAGGGGTCGTCGTAAATCGGAGGAGTGATGGAGCTGTCGGCCGTGATGTTCTCATCAATGATGCTCGTGCTCGTTGTTTCTCCGATGTACGCCCAGAGGCCGCCCACATCGCGATAGACGCGGTACCGGCCAGCGCCGCTCACTGCGTTCCAAGAGATGGTGTTGTAGGAGCCGTCCCCGTAGGGGTTGCAGTTGATGCTCGTCGCAGGCGAGACTGCGCTTTCCTGACTGCCATCCTCAGTGAGCGCCGTGACCGCGTACTTTCGCACGTAGTCAGTGGGGTTCGAGACTGACTCATTGATATGCTGAGACACACTCGGAGCGCCGGGAGCCGCGAGCTTGCTGCTGAAGGTGACCTCGACAAAGCGCCAGTCGGAAGCCCCGTAGCGCCGGAGTTCCATCGGCGGATAGGACGGATGCACCAAAGTCAGAATGTCGGCCGACTGGACGTAGTGAAGGTCAAAGACATCTGCGCCGTCATAGATGCTCGAGATCTCGTAGGCAGAGCTTCCATTCATGAGCGTCTGTCCCTGAGTGTGGAAGCGCACGTAGTGGTGCCCGAATTCGAGCACCATCGTCTGATCTGTAGAGAACGTGAAGGAGATGAGCTTTGGAGCGTAGCCCGTCTCTTTTGCCTGATTCACGTAGACAAAGCCAGGCCGGAAGCACACAGGCCCCTGCGGTTCGACCAGGAAGTTGGTGCACTCAGCGAGCCCCGTCTGATACTTGCCGTCATCGATTCGGGCATACATGGAAGGAGAGACGATGCCGCCATTGAAGGCTCGCATGTAGTTTCGGATGGTTGCCATCAGACGATCCTCGCACGGAGATGAGGAGCGAGGCGTTCGCGCCGCCGGCCGCGATGCCGCGCATTGAAGGCGTCAGCGGTCTTGGCCAGCGAGAGCGCCTGTTGATAGAGAGCAAGCAGGTTACGGGATTCAGTCGAAGAAGCATCGGCCTGCTTCAGCGGCCCCACCAGCATGGAGGCCAGGAGCGGCACCAGCGCATTGATGAAGTACGTCGGATAGATGGACGGATTGTCATTGAGCGCAACGAAGGAGAGCACTGGAGACTCTTCATTGCAGAGGATCAGGCGCGAGGCATTGCTTGGATCCATCTCGAGCTCGTAGTCGATTGTCCTGCGCTCCCTGAAGTGAACGGCTTCGAGCTTGATGATGCGCACGCAGTTGCTCGGAACGCTGAAGCCGAACTTCCATGAGTAGGTTTCCTCATCGAGAGACGAGAGCGCAGCGAGCCGCTGCCGCCGCGTGAGGAAAGACCAGTCGGCCTCTTCCATAAGCTGCCTGAGCGCAATAGGGTAGAAGCGAGCGCAGTGCCCAGCCTGAGGCGAGCCGTCTGGCGAATCGATTGCCGTGACGGTTGCCGAGTCGCCCAGCGTGCTGAGCGCGAGGTTACAAATGTCTGCTTTCGTAGCCATATACAAAAATGGCGGACGGAGTCGCCCCCGCCCGCCGCCCACTTAGGAGGAGAGAAAGGTCAGTCCGTCGTCGCGATGAACTCGATGCCCTCTTTGGGCACGATGAAGCGAGCGTCGAACACATCGGAGAGGTAGCAGGTCACAGCACCAGCCGTGAGCGCGGTCGTTGAAGCCGCGCCCTTGAGACGCAGGTAGCGCTTGTGCTTAATCGGCAGATGGAGCGCAACGCCGGCATTGAGCTCATCAGCCGTGAGCGCGCCCGTGACCAGCGCAGTGGAGAAGTTGGCCGCAGCCTCATCGGACTGCTCAAGAGTGAGCGTGAGCGTTCCCGTACCGGTGCACTCAGTCGTCGCCTTGATGACGACGTAGAGCTCATGGTCATTGAGCCCCGTCGTCGGAGCCTTCTGGCCGAAGTCGATTGCCGAGGACGTGAAGGCCGCAGTCGCCGCCTGATCCTCACAGAAAACGAGCTTGACATCCATCATGATGAGATCTCCTTTAGGCGAGGACGTTCATGTTGTTCGGGATGATGTCCGTGCCCACCTTGTGAACCGGAACGCCCGCAAAGGTCAGCACCTTTCGGCCGGCCACCTCATCCATGTTCAGAAGCACGTTGTCCTTGTTCACAATCTGACGGCGAAGAACGGAGCGCGCCGCGTCATTCATGTAGAAGGCCACGCGGCCGGTCTGATCATCCGGGAGCATCTCAATGGCCTGAGTCATGAGGTCAATGAGGTTCGCAGCGCCGCCGCCCTTGTTGTTCTGGATCGAGTACTTGGCCGTGTCGATGTTCGCGATGCGGACAATCTTTTCCGGGTCGTAAAGCGCGACGCCAAGATCCCAGGCGAACTCAGTGATGAGCGCGAGGAAGCGCTTGCCGTTCGCGTCGAAGGCGTAGTGCTCGCCCATGTTCTCAACGCGCAGGCCAGCCTGAGAGCCGTTCTGCGGGTAGAAGCAGAAGCAGGCTTCAGCATCCCAATTGACGAGCCAAATGTCCGTCTGCTTTGCCGCAGTCGTGCCGCCGCCATTGATGATGCGATCAGCAAAAGCTTCATTCGCCGGTGTGACGATGGAGCCGAGGCCGTCCACGCCGCGCGGATCAGCCGCTGCGGAGCCGTAGAACATGGTCTTGACGACCTTTCGGGCAAGGCCGCGCATGAAGCCCTGATCCTTTCGGAAGCGCCAGGCATCGCGCTCAGCTGCCGGGCGCGTGTTGTAGAGATCACGGTCAACCTCTGAACGGGTGCGCATCATGCCGGCACGGTAGCGCACGTCAGAGCCGTGCACCTTTTCCGTATCCCATCCCTCATTGAAGGCGCGCAGCTGACCTTCAGGATAGGTCGTGATGATCTTGCCGCGGTCTCCGAAACCATCGTTGCCGGGCTGGATGACCGCCTGATCGAAGATCGGCATGTAGTCGCGGATGGTATGCATCAGCGAGCGAATCGGCTTGTCGTTCGTCAGGCTTTCAAAGTCAGCGAGCGTCACCGGGTTGTTGTCAGTGATGATGTCAGCCATATCTAGCCTCAGTTTCTCTTAGCGTCGTTGTAGAAGTCCGTCGGGGTGTAAGGCGTCTGCGCCGGACTGCCCGTCGGTATCTTCGCTTCGCCGAATTTCGCACCGGCACGGGCGATGAGCTTGAGCGCTCCCGGATGGTTGCCCATCGGGGAATTGATGAACTCCGCAACGTCCGGGTCAATCGACCCGTCTGCCGCGCGGCCGAAGTTGGAGATCACTCGCCAAACGTTCGCCTGCGTAGCCTGGTAGTTCGAGCCGCCGATTTCGGCGTCGTTCTTTGAACGCTCAGCCCACTCCCTGCTCACGCGCTGGATGTTCTCAACTGCTCTTGCCTGCATTGCCGGCGTGACCCTGTCAATCAGGGACTGCGCCTGCTCCTGCGAAAGATTCAGCTCCTTAGCCACGCCCTTGAACTCATCCATCACCGGGCCAGCGAGCTCAATTCCTTCCGGTGCATTGAAGTCGCCGTACTCTTCCGGAGCGCCCTCAGTCTTCCCAGGTTCGGGCGCTTTCTTCTGGCTGTCGTCTTTATCGTCCTTGGATTCCCCGTCCTGAGCTCCGCCCATCAGCGTCTGCCCGCCGGTCAGATCCTGCTGTCCGGCAGGAGTCTGAGCAACGGCAGGCTGCTGAGCGTTCTGAGCATCGGACTGCCCGGCAGTGGCTTGTGTGGTGCCGGGTGCCTGCTGCGCGTCGTTTGGAGTTTGAGCGCCTTCGCCAGGCAGATTCGTTTCGTCACTCATAGGATTCGTCTTTCATGAGTCTGAAATAGTCAAGAGACACCGCGCGCAGGCGCTCAGCGAGCTGGATGCCCACTGAGCGCCGCCCCTCGGAGTAGGCCATCGTGAGAGCGTTCGGGCTGAATGACGCAGAATTGACGCCAGATGAATCCAAGACCCACTGAAGCGCCATCCTGCCCTCACGCGTAGCCATCACGGAGCGGAGCGCCAGATCCATCCGGCTCTTCGCCCGCTTGTCTTTCTCATCGTCTGCCTTGTCAGCAATGGGGTTGCGGTCTCTCATGCGGTCAATCGTCTCACACGAAAATTGCGGAGTGCGCAGGGCTACAGCGCCCCCTGCTGAGCAAGCTCCTGCATGCCTTGGACGGCCTGCCCGCCGACGGTTGAACCGTCTGCCGGGACGCGCCCAAGCTTGGACACGGCATCAGCGGCCTGCTGCATCTGCTCAGCCTGCTGAGCCTGCTGCTGAGCCTGCTGCTGCGCCTCAATCTTTTGCTGCGCCTGCTCAGTGGGCACGACCACAGAGGGAGCAACAGAGAGGTAATCGGCGTACTCGTCAACGATGCGGAAGCTGTCGATTTTCGCGAGCACATTCGGATCAAACTGCGCGACCTGCCCGATGCGCTGCAGGAACTGATCGAGGGAGTTCGCACGAATCGCACGCTGAGAGCGCGCGAGCATGGACGTGTACTCAATTGAGAGTTCGACGCCCGCAAGCTCAGGCGGAGCCGGAGGCAGCTGCCCCGCGCGGTAGAGGATCGAGAAGGTGCGCTCAATGAGCGGCTTCAAGACCTCGTTGTTCAGGCGCGAGAGCACGGGACCGAGCATCATGAGCTTTTCCTCGTGACGCTCAGCAACCTCAGTGGCCGTCATCTTGCCCATCTGCTGCCCGGAGAGCATGAGGAACATGTCTACGCTGAAGGCCTGATTGATGCGCTGCTGCACCTCAGCAATGTCCTGCCGGAGCGCGTTTATGTCCATCTGGACTTGCCAGGCGGACTGCACAGCGTCCTTCTGCGCAGGAGCGTCAAGGTAGATTCTGCCGCCCGGCTCGAAGTCATCCTCGTTGTCGCGCGCCGCAGTGGGCATGATGAGCGGAGGATTGACGATGTAGTCGATGGAGTTTCCCTTCTGCTTCTGCTCATGCTGAAGCTGCCGCACGTCGCCGAGCGCGACCATGCCGGGAGATTCCTCTGAGTACACGTCCGAGGCCGATGCGCCCCAGCGCCCCACCACGCACGGGAACTCGTTGAAGCCTGACTCCTCAAGGATGCCGTCTTTCGTGCCGTCCGAGTCAATCTGGATGATGACGCTGCGCCACGGCATGTTGCGGGAATCGCGCTTGCCGTACTGCCGGTCAAAGCGCGGCTCAATGGCATGGATCAGCTTGTACTCATGGTCAACCTGCCCGGCATCGAAGTTGCGGAGCACGTCGGCCGAGAGCTTTGAGCGCCCGAAGCGCGCTACCAGCTGAGCCGCCGTCATGATGAAGCGCCGGTAGAGTGTGTCAGGCACGCCTCTGTCATCCACGCCAATGGCGTACTCGCCCACGGAGAGCGGGTAGCAGTGGAAGACCTCTCTGTCATCCTCTGCGATGACCATAGCCATCACGCCGTAGGTGCCCACATCGCGCCAGCCCTGATGCAGCGCCTGATAGGTGTTCGTCCGGGTGAAGGCCATCTCCATGATGCGCTGCACCTGATCGAGCCATACCTTGACGGCCTGCGCCTCATCCAAATTCGGCGTGCCGGTTGTGAGCGCGAACCACTGACTTGACGGATCAGTCATGCCGCTCATGAGGCCGGCCGCGAGGATGTTTGCCGCCCGGACGGCAGAGCTGTCCACGATGCGGTTCCACCTGGAGCGCGACTCATTGCGGTTTTTGCCGATGAGGAAGCGGCCGCGACTCGGGGTGATGTGCTCAGAGATCTCGAGCCACTGCGTCATGTACGGCTCGCGCTCCTTTTTGAGCGTGCCCCAGCGCGTCAGGATGCGCTGCCTGAGCTTGAGATCTTCAGACATGCATCACCCCAGTGCGCCGCCCGCGCCGAGAGCGAGGTTGTTGTTGTTCACGCCGCCCGCGCCGGTGAGCAGGGTTGACCCTGCGCTCATGCCGGCATTAGCCGCATCAGCGAGGATGGAGCTCACGTCTGCGGAGTTCGAGTCCTGCCTGCGCTGAGCCTGCCGGGAGCGCTCAGCCTCAGCCTGCGCCTGCCTTTCGGCCTGCTGCGTAGCCGCTTTCTGAGCTTTGGCCTGTTTGTTGCTCGTGTAGATGGAAGTTGCGGCACCAGCCGCAGCAATGGCCGCGCCCGCGATCAGACCGCCTGTCACTCCGCCGCTCATGGTTTTCTCCTAGTCAAGAGGTTTTCAAATTCGTCAGTGAACTCTTCCTCTGCCCGCTCGATGCTGTCCGCGTCGGACGCAAAGAGCATGGTGATGAAGGTATCTTCGATAGCCCGGAAGACCTGAGACCGGCCGGCCGCGCCCTTGAGAACCACGTAGCCCTTGAGTTCGCGCGTGTCTTTCCCGGCCTGGACGTAGCAGTGACCTGAGACGATGACCACTGTCGGGATCTTGATGACCGCGCCGGCCAGCACCGTGTCTTTCGGGACGAGGCACGTGCGGACATAGACGCCGGCATGGAAGAAGTTCTCAGTCGGAAACTCGCACGGCTCAAGCTCAGCATCGATGCGCTCGCGGAGCGCCATGACCAGAGCGAGATCATCAGAGGAGCAAGGCGGCAGGGACGCCGCAGGGACGAGCGCTGTCACAGTTTCCTCCAATAGAGCGTGTTCACTGGCTTGGCAATCCGGTCGAAGATCTTGTCTGCCTGAGTGCCGATCTTTGCCCCGAGATACATGCCGTAGGCACCGTCATCTTTTGCGCAGCTGAAGAGCGTTTTGAGAAGGAGCGAGCCTGCGCCCGTGCCCTCTCTGCGATCCTCTCGGAGCCAGATGCTTTCGCAGGTAGCGAGAACCCGGCCGCCGCCGAAATGAGGGAGCACAGTGGTGATGTAGGCCGCGAAGCCGATCAGCTCTTCGCCCTCGAAGAGCCCCACTGGACGCAGGATGCCCTGCGCCTCAAGGAGCTCATACATGCGCCGGTCAGGCGCTGGCGGCAGATCCTCATAGACGATCTCTTCGCCGTAGGCTTTTTCGAGAGCAGGCCATTCCGGCCGGGAGAAGGCCTCACGGCACGTGATGCGCCGGCAGGTGAAGGTTTCGGTACTCATGCCGAGATGGTCTCACCTGCCGAGCGCGGAGTGCGCAGGGGTGCTCAGCGGTAGGGATCCCGGATGCCGTGCCGGCGGCTGCGGGACGGCTGTGGGGACGGCAGATCATCCAAGTACTCGTTGACCTTGACTGCGAAGGTCAGAGCCAGCGCGTCGGCATTGTCTGGCGAAGGGAGTCCGCGATCCTTCATATCCTCCTTTTTCTCAAGCAGGAGCTGATTCGTCGGTGTGTAGTCGTACTCGACTCCCGTGAGGTCAGTGATGAGATCCTCGTCATCCTCGATACAGCCGCCAAGCTCGAGCCACTCGCGCATGCGGCCCCACATCTCAGCGCGGAGATTCTTGTAGCGCTGCCTGTTGGACGCGCCCGAACCGAAATTGACCTCAGTCACGGGATAGCCGTTGTGACGGAGCCAGTCGCAGGGGGAGCCGCCAACGCCGCCCGAGTCAACATGGATCAGGATCTTTCGGACGCCCATGCCCTTGAGCCGGTTGTAGTGCTCAGCGACTTTCGCGCCGAGCTGATGCCCGTCAAGGTTGCGGAAGCGCTGCCGCTTCATTGAGCGCGCATCGAGGCCGAAGCGCGTGACGATGACGGAGGCGTCATCGCCGAAGCGCGCCACATCTACGCCCAGGATTGCCACCATGCGCGTGTAGTCCACGTGAGGGAGCGGCCGGGAAGCCGCCGAGTCAGCAACATCTCGGGGAATGAACTGCATAGCTGAAGCGCTCGGGAAGACGCCGCGCACGCGCACCTTGAAGAAGTCTGAGTCTTCGCCGTAGTCAGCCAGCCACTCGGCAATCTTTTCCTTGTCGGTGCCGGCCGCGTCGCGCCCGTCAACGTGCCGATGCGTCCAGCGGTGCCGGAACTTGTGGAAACACTCGAAGAAGCGCCCAGTGCTGCGGGTAGGGTTGCCGAAGCACAGCCAGAAGATCTGCGTATTCTTGTCGGTCAGCGCGCCCTCAGTAACCTCCCAAATGGGATCAGCGATAGCCGATGCCTCGTCGAAGATGACGAGGATGCGCTTGCCCGCATTGTGCAGGCCTGCAAAGCCCTCTGGCCGCGTCTCAGACCACGGGATAGCATCCACGCGCCAAGTCTGCTCATGCCCCTTTTGCCGGGAGACGAGCGACATCGCGGACATGACGAACCAGTCTTTGAAGATGCAGAGGCCATGCCACTTGGCGAGTTCTGCGAAGGTTTTTGTGCGGAGCTGACTTTCGGTGTTTGCCGTGACCACGCCGCGAGTGTCAGGGTAGGTGCAGAGCGCCCAGAGGATGATCCACGAGACAAGGCAACTCTTGCCCGTGCCATGTCCGGAGGCCGTCGCATCCTGAATGACGTGCTGCCAAGCCTCTCCGCTTTGGAGCCTGTCGCGCATGGAGGTCAGGACTTCAGCTTGCCACTTGTCGGGCCCGGTGAAGTTTGCGAGCGTGCCCTTGCCCCAGGGGAAGGCAATCTGAGCGAACTTCAAAGGATCATTCGTGCACTGCGCCGCGCACCACATTAGCGCCTCAGACTGCCCTTTATTTGTTGTCAGGTCGAAGTCCATTCACGAGCCCCTGAAGGGTTGAAGCCAGTGAGGAAATGGCCGCATCTTTGGAGCCGTCGGGCTTCTCATACCAGCCGAAGTGCTTGTTCAGCATGTCGAGCGCCTTTGCGGCCGCCGCGGCATCGACCATCCGCCAAGCGAGCGCGCCATCTTTGGTAGTTGCCTGCCCGCCGAAGGTTTCTTTTGGGATGAGCTCGGAGTTGACCTTGTAAAAGCGCAGGTTCATCTCGAGCACCTTTTCGGCCGTAAGTTCGATCTTGGCCGCGCGTTTCTCTTTCTGTCTTGCGATTGCGGCCGCGACACAAGTTTTGCCAAGTAACTCCGGGCCGATGCGGTTCGCGGTTTTTGCCGAGTACCCGGCGCGGATTGCTGCCTGAGTCGCATTGAGGTCAACCAGATATTCCTTGACGAATCGCTCCTGCCGAGGCGTCAGTTTTCGTTCACCCATCTTTTTACCTTTTTCCAACCGACGACTGTCACAGCGCGCCGGGAACCGTCTACGAAACTGCGGATTGTCCGCACGGGGATCTCGAGCATGAGAGAGATTTTGCGCCATGAGTAGCCCTCTGAGCGGAGCTGTCTGGCGTGCTCGACATCGGCATCGAGGTACTTTGCGGACACAGCGCTTTCGCCCACTGGCCGGCCAGCGTCACCGACAGAGACCGTCACCATCCTCGCGGAACCACGCCGGGAACTGCCTTTTGACTTTTTTGATCCCATCATCGATAGCTCGCAGTCTGGCGAGCGATCCCTCTGCGTATCCGAGAGCTGTAGCGTGAGCTCGAACAAGTGCCTCTGCTGCGGGCGCGGGAAGAAAGCTTGAGACTCCGAGAGGGCCTCGATCTCTTCCTGCGTCCAAATCGACAACTGGCATGGGGGTTCCTCCTTCATTCATGATCCCTCCCTCCTAAGCTTCGGCAGCCCAGGCTCGGTTCCCAGGTGATATTGATGATGAGATGACCGGGATTTTCAGCTTGAAGCCAGTCCTGTTCTTTGAAGTGGAAAGTGTTGTCGTTGACCTGCATGCCTTCAGCAATGCCGTCAAGAATGGCCTTGCAGTTTGCGAGGAGATTGTCCTCGTCGTGATAGCGAGTGACAGGCGGGATGCAGATGAGCTCGATATTGACTCGACCGCCGCGCCACTTCTTATCGGGGAGCCCACCCTTGACGGTGACCTTTTCGATGCCGACCTTTTGAAGCGCGGCTTTCGTGAGCATCATCGTCGCGTACTTTTCGCGCTTGAAGATCCGAGCCTTCTGCATGAGGTTGACCCGTGCATTCGGGGAGAGCGCGCGGTGAGGCCACGGCAACGTGAGCTGAATAATTCGCTTCATGATGATGTTCCCTCCATTGAGATTTATCGGTGCCAAAGTCTTTGTGCTCTGTCTTGGATGGACTCGCCGCCGGGATTTGTGAGGCGTGCGAGGTAGGTGGTTCTTTGCTTGATGAGGCTTTCGGGCGCTCTGAGGTAGTGAGCACAGCGCCGCGGCCGGTCAATGTTCTGAAGGACGTTCCACCGTCCGCCCGGCCGGTCATCGATCTCGCAGTAGCCAGAGCGTCTCCGGAAAAGGAATGCGCCGCGGTCACGCTTTGAGCCCTCGAAGTGACTGCATTCGATGCAGCGGACTTGAGCCTCAGGCTGCGGAGATTCGTCGAATAGCGATTGCATTTGCTGAGTCCTGACCTCCGCAGGATGATTGAGGTTGTTCTCCCCAGAACGCCTATCAATCACCTCACGGAGGGTTTCATGTTGAAAATTGAAGTACCTGAAAACGATCAATCGGTTTACGAACTCAAGACTGAAAGTGGCGAAACGCATTTGATCCGTTGTCCCGGTACGCACCTGGATGACGAAAAGGAGGGGCTTTTCTGCTTTGTGCTTGAAGGCAGCGGCGAAGAGCGTGTGATGTTTTCGAACACCAAAGTGATCGCCTCATTCCATAAGCGCCCGGAGATAAAGATTCCGGAACATGCATTGAAGCCGCGGCAAGTTTTGGATCTCATGCTGAGTGCTCCGGGAGAAGGTGCGTACGGCTTTCAGCTGCGCGTTCTTTCGTAGGCGGGTAAAAGAACTGAACGCGGATTCTTTTTCCCTGCCGGATGTCTTCTGGCGTTAGGTCTCTGAAGGCCTTCAATACGCCGCGAAGGCAGCATCCATCGATCTCGATGCATGTACCGTTGTCAAGGGAAGTGACTTTTAAGGTCTGAACCTCTATGCAATCGGGATAAGGGATCAGCTCGATCTCGAATCCCGATTGAGGAGAGGGACGGGCCGTGCTTTTTTCTGTGCCAGTCATCAGAACACCTCCTCGGGCTTCAGGTTTTTGAGGGCAGAGCGCTTGCGGAAGTCCGACCAGGTGCATTTGATGGGGTAAAGAACCTGATTGAAGCGCGAGGCGATACGCTCAGCGCCTGCGGCATCGAAGTCAGCGGCGACGAGGTTTGTCGTGACGATGGTGGGGAGTCGGTTCGCAGTACGCAGGTCGATGATCTGCTGCAGTCGATCTTTGCGGGCGTCGGTCCAAGCGCTTGTACCCACCTCGTCGATGACGAGGCAGGAGGTCGAGGCGAGCCACTGGCGGATTTTCCAGAGCGGCTGATCGAGCTTCGCAGCGTAGGCTGG